CAGACGTAGGGCTGGCGCGGGGGCCAATCAAAAGCCGCACGACTGGTGGGCATATCATGGGTGCAGCGATTGCCACGCGCGAGAGGATGAGGTTAGCAACCAATACTTGCTGCACGCGATACGCCGGACGCAATACGTCGTGTTTGAGCATTTCGCCAGCCTGACGCCGTGATTATTATTCTGTTTTATCCGAATTAGGTCTTGCCATGTGGATCAACTAGCCGTAATGTAGGGATAGAAGCAAACAAAGGATAAGACCATGACAGACTTCAACGACTGGTACGCACAAGAAAACCCAGAACTAGCACCAACGCGCGACGACTTCCGCGACGAACTGCTCTGGGCATACGAGGCAGGCGCGGCATCACATGCCAAAACCCTGCGCGATGAATTTGCGGGGCGAGTCATCACTGGCATTTCTGCGACTGAGGGCGACATGCAGTGGATGACGCAGCACGGCGCGAAATACGCGTACCAGATCGCCGACGCAATGCTAGAGGCACGCAAGACGACAGGGGAGGGCAAGTCATGATTACCAAAGAGAGCGCGGATCGAATGGGGCTTACATTGCAAGAGGCATGCGCTGTTACTTGGTGCGCCTTTGCACAATCCGATCTAATTGATTACCCAAAGGCCGTTGCAATAGGGGCCCTGGAACTTTCTGACTGGCTGCAAACACCAACGGAGACAAAACCATGACACAACGAGCAAACGACTTTATCATCTGGCGGGCGGGAACGTCTGTTGAATGGGACTGCACTGCTAAGGAGGTCGAGGGGGAGACTGGCATATCAGTCACGACGATCTGGCGGACATGCAAGCGACGCGGCTGGCCATTGGCGCACAGCAACCTTGGGAGCAACGCTGACAGGCCAGCAGTTGACCAGATTATAGCACACCCAGCAATGCAGAACGGCGGTGCAACATGAACGCCGCAGAGACTAAGCTGGTTTGCAATGCCGCGTTTGGGGGTCGGGTCTGTGCAACATTTTTTGAGGCAACTATTGCAGCCGAAATCCTAAAGGCGGAACGCAAGGCCAAGCACGTTGGCAAAGTCCCGCCCAGCCCAAAGGCACATTTTGGCGCGGCTGTTGTTGATCCCGTAAAGTGGCGGCTAAAGGTTTTGGAACTGGTCGCATACCTTGAGGGCAAGGCACCCCAAAGCCGCAAGAGTCTAGGCGATGCGCTTGGCTGCACCAAGGAGACGGCAGCGGCGCGAGCCGATGAGGCAATCAAGCAGGGGATGGCCCATAAGGTACATGCCAAGGGCTATTGTCAAAACAGGCCCAGGTTCCTCTATGCAATTGGAAAGGGAGGCAAGTAGATGGATAATCGTGCAATGATCAACGCGGATTATTTGAGAGAAATTTCAGACATAGAGCGTCTGTATGAGCAAGCTTTAGAAAGGGTTGACAGGCAAAGGGACGACCGCTTGGATAAATTATTGGAAACGGAGACAACACATGACCGATGACCACACACACCGAGGCGACGACGTGCATTCTGTTGAGGCGGCGGAGAGGGAGGCCAATGGGGGCTGGCAACCAATTGAGACAGCGCCAAAGGATGCAATGATTTTACTATTTAGACCAACCGCGCCTGAATGGGGAGTTGTTTCACAAGGTAAATGGGAACAGCAATCCCACCACAAGAGGGGCAAGCCTTATTGGGATATGTGGATCAAAATTGGTAGCACGATTGAAAGCCGACGCCATGTTCCCACTCACTGGATGCCCCTACCCGCAGCACCAACGGAGGGCGAATAGGATGGATGAACCGAAGACATGCCCATTTTGCGGTAGGCCAGCAAAAACACAAAAGTACAACGGAACCACACAAGCAACATGCAGCGGAACGCATGTGGAATGCGCTGGGACTGATGTTCTTGCGCCTGTTGATATGTGGAACCAACGCAAACACTTGACCCCGTCCGAAGAATGACGCATACTTAAGACAGGGTCGTCATGGGCCTTCCTTTGTTGGTAAGTGGTCCGCGTATTCCTCCCAGAGCGCGGACCACGACAAAAGCCGCTTTGATGTGGTGTGACTTGTTATCAGGCTGCGTAAAGCGGGCCGGACTACTTGCAAGGGGTCACACCTCATGAGCGCGGCGGACACCACAGGACGGCAATTGCGCATTACCCGTTTGACCGTATGGCTGGGATAACGCCATAGCCCGCGCTCAGACCACCTATACGACAACGCAATACCATGATAGAAGGCAAGCCATGACAGATAAGAAAACGCCACAAACCATTGACGAAATACTTGCCCGCGTAACCAAAGGCGAAAGCATCGTTAAAATATGTGGTCCTGATCGGGATGACTTCACTCCATCAACCGCGGCTTGGTATAAATGGCTTGACGGTGACAAGGACCTGATTGATAGATACGCACGCGCGTGCGAGGCAAGGGCCGAATACCTGTTTGAGCAAATCCTAGACATATCTGACAACGGCACCAACGATACAATTAGCACTGAGGACGGCGAACGGCTTAACTCCGATCACATCCAGCGGTCAAAGCTGCGCGTTGATAGCCGCAAGTGGATGCTGGCTAGGTTGCAGCCAAAGAAGTATGGCGACAGGATTGAGCAAAACCACACATCTGACGACCGCAGCATGTCTCCATCCCGTGCGCTAACCGCAGATGAGGCGCTGGCAGAAATGGAACGCCGTGGCATACCAGCCCCCAAAATCGACTGATGAGATAGACCTAGTCGAACAGTTCTGGCAGGCATCTGCGCGTGAGTCGTTCTGGGCATACCGGCAGTATATGCGGCCTAAGCTCAAGACGGGATGGTTCCATAAGGAAATGGCGTTTGAAATGGAGGCTTTCGGTCGTGACCTGCTTGCGGGTAAGGCTCCAATCCTTCTTATCCAAGCGCCCCCACAACACGGCAAATCTTGGGCGGTCGTTGACTTCCTATCATGGCTTGCTGGCATAGATCCCAACCGGCAGGCGATCTACGCCAGCTTTAGCGAACGCCTTGGCATCCGCGCAAACCTAATGCTTCAGCGCGTCTATGACTCGCCCAAGTATCAAGGCATATTCCCCAAGACGTTTATCGCAGGGCGCAGCGCGGCTACGACAGTATCCCATGGCCTGCGCAATCGTGAAATCCTTGAGTATGTCGGGCATGACGGCTATTTTCGCAACACCACAGTGCGGGGCAGCATCACGGGCGAGGGGATGGGGCTTGGCGTTCTTGACGACCCGATTAAGGGCCGTGAGGAGGCAAACAGCCAAACCATGCGCGACAAGACATGGGATTGGATGACAGACGACTTCATGACCCGATTCACTGAGGACGCGGGCATCCTAGGCGTTATGACTAGGTGGCACGTAGATGACCCGTTCGGGCGTCTCATTGCCTTGCGGCCTGATGCAAGGGTGCTGCGGTATCCGGCCATTGCCGAGCGTGACGAGGCAAACAGGAAGGCTGGGGACCCGTTATTCCCTGAGCATAAAAGCCTTGATTTCCTTATGCGGCAAAAGACAACGCAGCACGTATCTAGCTGGGAGGCGCTATATCAGCAAAACCCGATCACAATCGGCGGCGGCATATTCAAGGACGAATGGTGGCAGTATTACGACCTGCTTCCCGATTTGACTGAGCGAAATATCTACGCGGACACGGCGCAAAAGACCAAGCAACAGAACGACTATACGGTCTTCGAGTGCTGGGGGAAGTCACGGCAGGGCAAGGCTGTCTTGGTGGATATGGTGCGGGGCAAGTGGGAGGCGCCGGAGTTGCTCGTACAGGCACGCGCGTTCTGGGCCAAGCACAAGGCAGCAACAACAGGGCTGACCGGTACGCTGCGCGCGTTTAAGGTTGAGGACAAGGTATCAGGCACGGGGCTAATCCAGACGCTTAAGCGCGAGGGCCTGCCGATGGTGGCGATCCAGCGCAACGTGGACAAGGTATCGCGCGCTCTTGATGCTGCCCCTATGGTGGAAAGCGGCAACGTGCTGTTGCCCCGCAATGCGCCGTGGCTGTCGGATCTGCTGGGCGAGGCGTCCGCGTTTCCTAATGGCACGTACGACGACATCCTTGATCCAATGTTTGACGCGATTGCCGATGTGCAGTATGTTAGGTCACAGCCTAGTATTAGGGCTTTATAGGGAGAAATACCATGACAAGCCAATCATACGATTATCTAATGCACGGCAAAGGCATGCAAAGCAACAGCAAGGGCTTGCTGGCATCAGGCACGGCCCCTGTCATTGGCACGCCATCGCGTCAGGTTCGGAGGCGTGCTGAAAGGTTGTTGGCCAAGGTCCGCGCCGCATTGGGAGACAAGACATGAACGATAGAGAACTCACGCAAATTGTGCAAAACCACACAGGTTATCCTTGGTTCAACGGAAAAGCATACGCGGAATACCACGGGATTGATGTCGACCAAGCTCGCATTGCCGAGCTTAAGGGGGCGCTGCTAACGGCACGCAATAACGCGCTTCAAGAGGCGGCAAACGCGTGTTGCCACCCAACGAACGCCCATAATGGTGGTGAGTCTGCAATTTGCCGAAATCGCGTCTTGGCCTTGAGCAAGGCTGCATTGGGGGACGGGGCATGAGTATTGATAGCGTAATTCGCGCCCGACTGTTAAGCCATTCAAGCGAATGGACATGGGTCGGTTCACGTTTTCTCACCGCGCCTGGCGTGACTTTGGTTCGGAGCGTGACGGATGAGCGGTGGACTTTTGTGGTGGGCGAGCAATTGGGCTATGTCAAGTTGTCAATTGTTACTCACATGCAAATTGAAATGGCCCGCGCTTTAAATCGCGTCCCATATGCGCCCGCCATCAACCTAACCCGCGCCCTATAGCATAACGCGCGCAACCATGCTATAGGGGGAGAAACGCTTTCTCGGAGACGCAATGAAAATCCGCAACCCTTTCCGCAAACCACCCGAAACCAAGCAATCCGCAACAGGCGCGGCAATGGTTATGAACCCCGGCCAGCCCGCTTGGTCAAATCGGGACTATGCAGCGTTTGCTGATGA